ACACAAAATAAAATAAAAAATAGAAGTATAGAATATGATCTTTTAATTCCTACAACAATTATAACTAGAGATTCAATTGTAAGAAAGAGAAAATTTTATATAGGAGTAGGAGCTAGTGGAACTACTTCTCAATTAACTAATGTTGGTGGAGAAATTTTATACACAGGTAGAAGAAAAATAGGAGTTGGATTAGGTATAGGACTAAATCAAGACTTTAATGTAGTATTCTCTGGAAAAATGTATTGGAAGTTAGGAAAATAAATGGAAAAAGATATAAAACATATTATCCGAGAGGAATTTGTAAAATGTGCTCAAGACCCAGTGTATTTTATGAAAAAATATTGTTATATCCAACATCCACAAAGAGGTAGAATACAATTCAGTTTATATAAATTTCAAGAAAAAGTATTAACTTTATTTGAAGAAAATCCATATAGTATAGTTCTTAAATCCAGACAGTTAGGTTTATCTACATTAAGTGCTGGTTATGCTTTATGGTTAATGATATTTCAAGAAAATAAAAATGTATTAGCTTTAGCAACTACTCAAGCAACTGCTCGTAATTTAGTTTCTAAGGTTCAATTTATGTTTGAAAATTTACCTTCATGGTTAAAAGTAGATTCCTTAGAAAATAATAAATTATCTCTTAGACTTAAGAATGGATCTAAAATTCAAGCTAAATCTTCAAATAGTGATGCTGCACGTTCAGAAGCAGTTTCATTACTAATTATTGATGAAGCAGCTTTTATAGACAATATTAAAGAAACATGGGGTTCTGCTCAACAAACTCTAGCTACTGGAGGTGGAGCTATTATTTTATCTACACCTTATGGTACTGGAAATTGGTTCCACCAAATGTGGGAATCAGCTGAAAGTGGATTAGATAATAGTAATGATTTTCTTCCTATAAAACTACCATGGTATGTTCACCCAGAAAGAGATCAAGAATGGAGAGACAGACAAGATGTTTTATTAGGTGATCCTAGATTAGCAGCTCAAGAATGTGACTGTGATTTTAGTACATCAGGTGATGTTGTATTTTATAATGAGTTTGTAGAATTTTATAAACAAACTTATGTTTCTGAACCTTTAGAAAAAAGAGGAGCTGATAGGAATTTATGGATATGGGAACCAGCTGATTACTCTAGAACTTATACTATTGTAGCTGATGTAGCTAGAGGAGATGGAAAAGATTTTTCTGCTTTTCATATACTAGACATAGAAAATAACACTCAGGTAGGTGAATACATGGGTAAAATTGATACTAAAGAATTTGGTCATTTACTAGTTGGTATAGCTACTGAGTATAATAATGCTTTATTAGTTATTGAAAATGCTAGTATAGGATGGAATACAATTCAAACTGTTATAGATAGAGGATATCAAAATTTATATTATTCCCCAAAAGGTGGAAATGTAACCTCAGATTCATATTTTAATGAATATATAGATACATCAAAAATGACACCGGGTTTTACAATGTCATCAAGAACAAGACCTATTTGTATAAATAAATTCCAAGAAGCAATAGCAGATAAAGGAGTAGTTATTCGTTCAAGTAGACTAATTTCAGAAATGAAAGTATTTGTTTGGAGACATGGTAAAGCTGAAGCTCAACAAGGATATAATGATGATTTAGTTTTATCTTTTAGCATGGGTCAATATGTTAGAGATACAGCTTTTAAATATAATAAAAATGGTATAGATTTAACTAAAAGTATGTTAAATAATACTTCAACAACACAACATAAATATTTAGGTGGTTATTCTGCTAATTCTGTAGATAATCCCTGGAAAATGGATAACCCATACTCAAAAGGAGAAGAAGATATTAGATGGCTTCTCTAATTAAAATTTAAAAAATGGCAGACAAAGGATTATTTCCAAGATTAAAAAGATTATTCTCAACAGATGTAGTTATTCGTAATGCTGGTGGAAACCAACTTCGAGTAATGGATATTAATAAAATTCAACAATCTGGAGATATACAAACTAACTCATTAGTAGATAGATTTAATAGAATTTATACTAACTCTGCCACATCAATGTATGGTCAGCAGAATTCAATCAACTATCAAACATTAAGACCTCAACTTTATTCTGAGTATGATGCTATGGATACAGATGCTATTGTAGCTTCTGCTTTAGATATTATAGCTGATGAATCTACTCTAAAAAATGATATGGGTGAAGTATTACAAATTAGATCAGCAGATGAAGATATTCAAAAAATTCTATATAATTTATTTTATGATGTATTAAATATAGAATTTAATTTATGGCCATGGACTAGAAATATGTGTAAGTATGGTGATTTTTTCTTAAAATTAGAGATTGCTGAAAAGTTTGGGGTATATAATGTTATACCTTATACTGCTTATCATATTGAAAGACAAGAAGGATTTGATAAAGAAAATCCATCCTCAATTAGATACAGATTCTCACCAGAAGGTGTATCACCTTCAAGTTATGGATATTATAATACACCAGGTACAGGTCAAGATGGAAATGCCATATTTTTTGATAATTATGAAATGTCACATTTTAGATTATTAACAGATACTAATTTTCTTCCATATGGTAGATCATATATTGAACCAGCTAGAAAATTATTTAAACAATACACACTAATGGAGGATGCTATGTTAATTCATAGAATTGTTCGTGCTCCTGAAAAACGTGTATTTTATGTAAATGTAGGTAATATTGCTCCTGCTGAAGTAGAAAACTTCATGCAGAAAACAATATCTAAAATGAAACGAACACCTCATGTTGATCAAGATACAGGTGAATACAATCTAAAGTATAACATGCAAAATATGCTTGAAGATTTTTACATCCCAACTAGAGGAAATGATACTTCAACTAAAATTGATACTTTAGGAGGTTTGCAATATGATGGTATTCAAGATGTTGAATATTTAAGAGATAAATTATTTGCTGCTTTAAAAGTACCTAAAGCCTTTTTAGGATATGAAAAAGATTTACAAGGTAAAGCTACATTAGCTGCTGAGGATATTAGATTTGCTCGTACAATTGAACGTATTCAAAGAATAATGGTCTCTGAACTTAATAATATAGCATTAATACATTTATATGCTCAAGGATATAGAGATGAAAATTTAACTAATTTTACTTTATCATTAACTACTCCATCAATTATATATGATCAAGAAAGAATTGCTCTAATGACTGAAAAAATGGCATTAGCACAAACTATGATTGATAGTAAAATTATTCCAACAGATTGGATATATGAAAATATCTTCCACTTCAGTGCTGATGAATATGATGAATATAGAGAATTAGTTAGACAAGATGCTAAACGTGGATTTAGAATAACTCAAATTGAAAATGAAGGAAATGATCCAGCTACAACAGGTCAATCATATGGAACACCACATGATTTAGCTTCATTATATGGTAAAGGTAGAATGGAATCTAATCCTGATAATGTTCCTGATGGATATAATGAAAAAAAGACTCTAGGTAGACCTAAAGAAAAGGCATCTAATATAGGTAAACAAGATAATGCTTTTGGAAAAGATAGACTAGGTAGAGCAGGTGTAAGAAAAGACAATGACTCATCAGATTCAATAAAACCTAAATATAATGGTAACTCTCCATTAGCCTTAGAAACAAAAGGTTTATCAAAATCACAAGAAGAGATGTTAAATAAGATTCCAACTACCAAAAAACAAATGATTTTTGAAAAGGATAAAAAAGAAACATCATTATTAGATGACAAGCAAATACGTAGATAACAATTTCTTATATATTTATAATTAAACATTACAATAGAATGAAGATTAAACATTCGAAGTATAAAAACTCCGGTATCCTATTTGAATTGCTAGTAAGGCAAATAACATCAGATACCCTTGAAGGAAAAGACTCTCCAATTAAAGAAATACTTAAAAAGTATTTTGTCAAAACTGAGTTAGGAAAAGAGTATAAACTCTATGAGACTTTATTAAATAAAACTAGTATAACAGAAGCTAGAGCTGATTTAATAGTTACATCCTTAATTGAGTCATCAAAAAATCTTAATAGAAGAATTATTAAGCAACAAAAATATAATCTAATATCAGAGGTTCAAAAACATTATAATTTAAATGAGTTTTTTAATCATAAACTTCCACATTATAAAGTTCACGCTGCCTTTTTTACCCTATTAGAAATTTATAATTCTCCTAAAGTAACTAACCCAGAATATATTATTGATAATAAAATGACTATTCTAGAACATCTTACAGCTGCTAAGATTAAAGAAGAAGAAGTTAGAGATAATATTTTAAATGAGTTTAAAAAAGAAGATAAAGATATACGAACTTTAACATATAGAATTTCATTAGAAAAATTTAATGGAAAATATGATGAACTTAATAGTAACCAAAAAGAAATTTTAAAAGAGTTACTTTATTCTATTGATAATAAACCTAGATTAAAAGAATTTTATTTATCTAAAACATCTCAACTAAAAAAAGAACTTCAAACTTTAAATAAAAATGTAACTGATAAAGTTACTAAAATTAAAGTAAATGAGATTATTTCATTAATTACACCATCATCTAAAAATCCAAAAATTACAGATAATCATTTAATAAACTTATTACAATATTGTGATTTAGTAAAAGAATTAGAATTAGCTAATGAGTACGCTTAAAGAAGATATAAATAAAGTCATAGAATCTTTAAAAGAAGCTGAAGATTTTACAATAACTCAAGTTGGCGACCCTGACCCAGAAACAGGCGCTATTACTTCAGTTGTAAAATATATGCCTAATTTAAGAGATCTTTATGATGATGTTGATGATGTTGTAAATAAGCTTTCAAAACTTAAAGGTAAAATACAACCTGAAGAGTCAGAAACTCTTATAAAAATATCTAAAACATTAAGAAATAGACTTTCTCGTGTAATTAGAAAATATAAAAACTTTACTTAAAGGAGAATAATGAAGACCTTAAACGAACAACACAGATTAATAAAAGAAGGAAAAGGACATAAAGGTGTGTTCTTAAAAGAGGCTAAAACACAATTTCCTCAATGGATTCGTA